ATCAGCGGTACGTCCCCCCTACGAGTGCTGGAGGTAGAATGATTAAGACTTTTATGGCTCTTAATCTTAAGGGTGACTTGAAAGACACTGACGGTGGTTTCAACTGTGGGCGGCCTTCAGGCTACATTGAAGACTGGAACGCTCTGCCTGCTGACATCCGAGAAATCTACAAAGCAGTACGGCGAGTGCGTACTGTGTTGGGCACTGTCTCTATGCGTAATGTTATTACAAATGCTGGCAAAGAAGTTGAAGATATCATTGATTTGCCTTTCTCGTTTGACATTACAGCACGAGATACATTCAAAGCTATGCAAGCGCCCTTTGAAGATGCAGTGCGTAAGCAGCATCTCCCTCTAGAACACAGCTTCAATGTAACTGTTCAAGAGCAAGCTATGAACAACGGAGATGTGTTTTACTTTGCCCTGCCTACTCCACTAGCGGATGAGGTGCTGCCTATTGATCCAGAAGTAGAGGCTACTTTCGGGGCTTTTGTAGAGTATGTAGCCCGTCATAACGACTACGTTTCGCAGAAGTGGTCTGAAGCTAATGCAGCAGATGAAGCAGAAGACTATGATGAGGATGCTGCTGAGCTAGTTGATGACATTGTTGAGGTAGGCTAATGAATCACCCCGCTGAACTAGCACTCACTTCTCTAATCCGCAAACTAGAGAGTGGTGATGTTAAAATCTCTGATGAGACAAAAGAGCAGGTTTATAAAGAAGTCAAAGTTGCTCTTGACAGAGAGTTCAGCGGGGCTGATCGGGCTAAGCGGGGGTTTACCCTCCGCATGTCCAACATAGGTCGGCCCTACTGTCAGCTCTGGTTCCAGAAGAATAAGCCTGAAGCAGCACGAGAGCCTGAGAGTGGCTTTGCTATTAAAATGATGATTGGAGATATTGTTGAAGCAGCATTCAAAGGCTTTCTAAAAGAAGCTGGCGTAGAATACACAGACACTAAGAAAGTAGTGTGGACTACCTCTAGTGGCAAAGAGATTGTAGGACACTATGATCTAGAGATGAATGGGGCTGTAGATGACGTTAAGTCTGCATCTCCGTATGCCTTTGATCGTAAGTTTGAGTCCTTTGAAACTCTAGCTGCTGATGACTCTTTCGGGTATGTAGCCCAGCTAGCTGCTTACGCTAGAGGTAGTGGCCTCAAAGTAGGAGGCTGGTGGGTCATCAACAAGACTACAGGTCAATTTAAGTATACTCCGGCTGACGGTATGGACGTTGACGCAGTGTTAGCTGATATTGAAGCTAAGATTGCTGAGCTAGATGCTAATGAGTTTAGGCGTTGCTTTGAGCCTGTAGAGGAGACTTTCAGAAGTAAGCTAACAGGCAACACAAAGCTAAGTAGCTCTTGTGGCTTCTGTGACTTCAAAGACTCTTGTTGGGATATCATCCGAGCGCCAGAGACTAACTCAACAGCTAGAAATCCGAAAGAAGTAGAGTACATCTACATTGCGCCTGAAAATATGGTGACTAATTCATGAGTGATAATAAAAGCCCTATAGATATTACTGATACATATCTTATATCCTCTCTTATGGAGAGAGATTTTATATCTATGTATGTACTACTGAATAAAATCAGACTAGTTACGATAGAGAAAGGCTTTGGCACCAATTCAACTCTTGAGTTAGAAAAAGACTTTGTATATGCTTGTGAGGGTGTACTAGACGATATAGACCAACATAATCACGGAGTTTCATGAGAACGTCAAAACAGCGTAAGGCTGCACTGAAGCACGGCTATGCTTCCGGTCTGGAAGATAAATTAGCTGCTGTTTTAACAGAGAGAGGTATCAACTTTCTATATGAGAAAGTGAAAATTGAATGGGAGGATTTGACTTACAGGACATACACGCCTGACTTCATCCTCCCAAACAATATCATAGTTGAGACTAAAGGTAGATTTGTAACTGCTGACAGACTGAAACACTTAAAGATCAGAAAACAGCATCCTGAACTAGACATTAGATTTGTATTTGACAACAGTAGACAGAAGTTGTATAAAGGCTCTAAGACCACATACGCTATGTGGTGCATCAAACATGACTTCCGCTACTACGATAAAACTATACCAGACGATTGGCTAAAAGAGCCACCCCTACATGAATTACAAGACTTTATAAGTTTCCCCGAAAGGAAAAAGAATAATGAGCAATAGTATTAGTTACAACACAGCCTTCACAGACAATGCAGTATATCTCAAGCTGGAGCCAATGCTAGACGAAGAAGGCAGCTGGGTTGGCGGTGTAGGTGTGTCTAGCATCGTGCCGGAAGACTTCTCCTTAGTAGGGCATGAACTAGCGTCCATTATGGGCCTGCTTAATCTTAGTGCAGTAGCTTTGCATCTACTTGAAACTGATGATGTTATCTACAAGAGAGTTCTTGCCTTTATTGAAGAGACACCCGAGTTCTTTAATCAAGCAGTTGCAGAAGAGACTTCACCTGACTTCTCTGATGTAATTGAGACAGTAGAAGCTAATGTCGTAAAAGTAACTTTCGGTAAAAAGGGTGCATAATGCCACTAGTACAGATTACAGTTGTAATTACTGTAGACCCCTCTGAATATGCTACGCCCTCTGACGGAGACTACGCTACAGACATTGCAGATCATATTGTTGATGAAATGTATGGACTAGCAGGCGTGGACCTCATTAGCATTCAGCACAGTGAACCACAGAAGAAGGAACGCTACTAATGTTTTTAGATACAGACTATCAAACCTTTATTGTGTTGAGTAGGTATGCTCGCTGGCTGGAAGCTAAAGGGCGTCGTGAAACGTTTGATGAGACTATCAAACGCTATTTTGATTATGTAGAGAGCTTTATCAAAGAGAAGTACGACTATGATATCTACAGCATGAGAGGCGGCCTAACAGAGGCTGTCAAGTCTCTGAGTGTCATGCCCTCTATGAGAGCTATGATGACTGCTGGCCCTGCACTAGACCGTTGTCATGTGGGGGGCTACAACTGTAGCTACATTCCAGTAGACAACACCCGCTCTTTTGATGAGTGTATGTACATTCTTATGTGTGGTACTGGTGTGGGCTTCTCTGTAGAGCGAGAGGGTATTGAAAAGCTGCCTGTAGTGCCGGATACTTTCCAGCAAGCTACAAGTCTTATCGTAGTAGAGGACAGCAAAGCTGGCTGGTGTGATGCTCTAAGGCAAATTATTACTGGCCTGTATGCAGGTTACATATTTAATTGGGACGTCTCAAAAGTTAGGCCAGCCGGAGCTAGACTTATGACCTTCGGTGGTAGGGCTTCTGGCCCAGAGCCTCTTGAAGACTTGTTCAAGTTTGTAATTAGCGTCTTCGCTGGCGCAGCCGGTAGGCGTCTGTATCCTCTAGAAGCACATGACATCATGTGTAAGATTGGTGAGATTGTAGTAGTGGGCGGTGTACGCCGCAGCGCTCTTATTTCTCTGTCTAACCTTAGTGACACAAGCATGAGGCTTGCTAAGAGTGGAGAGTGGTGGGCTACTAATGGCCAGCGGACTCTAGCCAACAACAGTGCTGTCTATAAAAACAGACCCTCTATGGAGGTGTTTATGAATGAATGGCACTCTTTGTATGAAAGTAAGTCAGGTGAGCGCGGACTATTCAATAGACAAGCTGCCGTTAAGCAAGTAGCGCGTAACGGTAGACGCCTGACTCATATCAAAGATAAGCCTATTGCATTCGGGACAAATCCGTGTTCTGAGATCATTCTTAGGCCTTATCAATTCTGTAACTTGTCCGAAGTAGTAGTGAGGTCAGATGACACTCTTGCTACACTTAAAGGCAAAGTTAAACAGGCTACTATTCTCGGTACACTGCAATCCTGTATGACTGACTTCAAGTATCTTCGGAACGTCTGGAAGAAGAATACTGAAGAAGAGAGGCTGCTCGGAGTCAGTCTTACAGGTATTATGGACTGTAAGCTTACTAACGGCTTTGAAGGTTTTGAGGCTCTCGGTAAAGTTCTAGACACTCTACGGGAGGTTGCTATTGAGACTAACAGAGAACTAGCTGCTGAGTTAGGCATCCCTCAATCTACAGCTATAACTTGTGTTAAGCCGAGTGGCACTGTGTCTCAGCTTGTAGATAGCGCTTCGGGTATTCACCCGAGGCATAGCCCTTACTACATTCGTACAGTTAGAGCTGATAACAAAGACCCGTTGACTATGTTTATGTCTGAGTATGGTATCCCTAATGAGCCTGACGTTACTAAGCCTCTTAGCACTACTGTATTCTCTTTTCCAGTAAAGGCTCCCGAAGGGGCCCTGTGTAGGGATGACGTAACTGCTATCACTCACTTGCAATTGTGGAAGGTTTATGCTAGACACTGGTGTGAACACAAACCGAGTATCACAGTCAGTGTGAAAGAGGATGAGTGGTTTGATGTAGGAGCGTGGGTCTACCGTAACTTCGATGAAGTCTCGGGTATTAGCTTCCTGCCTTATGATGGCGGTAGCTATAGACAAGCCCCGTATCAAGAGTGTACTAAAGACGAGTATGATGCTCTAGTAGCTCAATCGCCAGACTCAGTAAACTGGCTAGAGTTCCTATCAGAGTACGAGAACGAAGACACTACTACAGGTTCTCAAGAGCTAGCTTGTACAGCCGGTGTGTGTGAAGCTGTAGACATTGTGAGTAACTAATGCAGGAGGTAGAAATATCACTCACACAGATAGACGAAGCTCGTAAGAAAGCTGCAGCTATGGGTACATTGAATAATTCAATTACTGGTGGCGGTGGCAATCTTATAGGCTTCGTTGGAGAGGTTATAGCTGCAGACTTGTTGAAAGCTGAATGGGCTAATACATATGACTATGATATTATCTTACGTAACGGTGAGACAGCAGATGTCAAGACTGTTGGCACTACTGTAACACCAGATTCATCCTACAACTGTACAGTTAGTAACTACAACATCAGACAAGAGTGTGACTACTATTGCTTTATGCGAGTCACTAGAGACTTGACAAAAGGCTGGTTCTTAGGTATAGTAGACAAATCAGTCTTCTTACAGGAGGCTATATTCAAGAAGAAGGGAGACGTAGAAGAAGACACCGGCTTTATAACTAGATCAGATTGTTACACCCTCCCGATTTCATTCATTGAGAAATACTATGAAGACAATGTTAAAGACAAAATCAAACGTAAGAGGCAGGCAAAAAGAAAACAACTGGCCTCCTCTCCGACTTCAATATGAGGCTGGTGTTGAAGCTTTCCGTAATCGCAGACAGTGGACTAGAGTTAAGAACGGCGCTACAGTCATCATAACCTCTAACCCACATAAGACAGGCACTATGCAGAATAAAGAATGGCAAAGAGGCTATGACACAGAATACTTCCGTAACATCGCAGCTGGAAAGAGAGGTTCGTGAGTATATGAACAGAAAACCGAGTATGACATTTGATGAGTATCAACATGAAGCTAATGATACTATGGTGTATCCTGACAGTGCTTCTTTGTACTACCCCGCTTTAGGGCTTGCAGGAGAGGCAGGTGAAGTTGCAAATAAGATCAAGAAGATCATTAGGGGTGACACACCCCCTATTGATTGGCGTGAACAGATTGCTGCTGAGTTGGGGGATGTCCTATGGTACATTGCTGCCCTATGTCATGATCTTGATATACCACTATCTACTGTAGCTAGTGGTAATCTTGATAAGCTACGATCTCGAAAGGCTAGAGGTACACTGGCTGGTAGCGGGGAT